CTCTATCTGATGCTAAACAAACTTGTGCGAAAATCAAAAGAATTAACAAACCTTTTGCTAGAAAAATACAAATATTAACTGTTATGGAACAAAGAGCTAAAGTGATGGGTAAGTCTGAAGTATCAGCGTTAGCTAAAAGATGTAAAGAAGCTATCAGAAGAGAAAACAAAAAATGAGTGTAGACCACTTAACCACAGATCGATTAAGACTAAGAGTAGAAAAAGTTTTTATAGAACATATTAAACTTTGCCAAGATAACTTTTTATATTTTGTTCAAGAGATGTGGCAAGACTTTATGTGTAGAAAAGAAAGAGACAAAAGTAAGTGGGGTCATCATCAAATAATTGCACACGAGTTTTCTAAAATAGCGAATGAAAGAAAAGGAAGGCTCATAATCAATATGCCTCCTAGGCATACTAAATCAGAATTTGCATCTGTATATTTTCCTGCGTGGATTATTGGTAAGTATCCAAAATTAAAAATTATGCAAGTATCACACAATACAGAGTTAGCAGTACGATTTGGAAGTAAGGTTCGTCACATAATTGATTCTCAAGAGTATAACCAAATTTTTGGCGATGTGAAACTTCGTGAGGACTCCAAAGCAAAAGGTAGATGGGAAACAAATCATGGTGGAGAATACTATGCAGCTGGAGTTGGAGCATCTATCACAGGTCGTGGTGCAGACTTGTTGATTATTGATGATCCACATACGGAACAAGACTCAATGTCCGACTTAGCTATGGAACGAGCTTACGAATGGTATACTTCAGGTCCTAGACAAAGATTACAACCTGGTGGTTCAATCTTATTAGTTATGACACGATGGGCAGAAGACGATTTGACTGGTAGATTATTGAAGGCTCAAAAAGAACCAAAAGCAGATAAATGGAAAACAATATCTTTTCCTGCTATCTTACCAGATGGTAAACCAGTTTGGTCAGAGTATTGGGAGAAAGAAGAATTAGAAAAGATCAAAGCATCATTACCTATTAGAAATTGGTCAGCACAATATATGCAAGAACCAACATCTGAGGAAGGAGCTATCTTAAAAAGAGAGTGGTGGCAACCTTGGAAAGAAAATAGTATGCCTAATTTAGTTCACGTTATACAAAGTTATGACACAGCGTTTAGTAAAAAAGAAACTGCTGATTATTCTGCTATAACTACTTGGGGAGTATTTTATCCAGATGAGGTAACACCTAATATAATATTATTAGATGCTATTCGAGGTAAGTATGATTTTCCAGAACTCAAAGTTGTAGCTATGGAGGCTTATAAATATTGGGAGCCAGAAAGTATTATAGTAGAACAAAAAGCAAGTGGTGAACCTTTAACACAAGAATTTAGAAGAATGGGTATACCAGTTATTCCATTTGTTCCGAGTAAAGGTAATGACAAATTTACTAGAGTTAATTCCGTTGCACCAATCTTTGAAAGTGGAGCTGTGTGGTTTCCTTATGGAGAAACATTTGCAGATGAGGTGATTGAGGAATGTGCTGCTTTTCCACATGGTTCTCACGATGACTATGTAGATAGCACAACACAAGCACTGTTACGATATAGACAAGGCAACTTTATTGAATTATACTCTGACTATGTGGACAACGAAGACTTGCCACCTAAAGCATATAATTATTATTGAGGATAGTTATGACCAATATTAAAGTAAAAAAAATAGACCCATTAAGTGAAAGATTAGATAAAGCTGGATTAAGAGGAGGATTTGGTAAAAGTAAACCAACTTTAAATAAAAAAGATAAACAAGTGATAGATGCTTTTTACAAAGGCAAAGAAGCAAGTAGTAATAAATTAACTTCAGATGGTAAAACTTTAGTCATAATGGGTTTAGGAAGACAGAATATAGCAAAAAGAGATAAAGGAGAGTTTGGTGATTTTAACATTACAGCTAAACCAAGTGGTAGAACAACACAAAGCATATTAAGATATATAAAAAAAACTTTTCCAACAGATAGAATTAAAAAAGACGCTACAAAAATGGTTAAGAAAAAAAACAAAGGTGGATTACTTGTTACACCTAAATTAGCAAAAAGGGGTTACTAATGAAAAAATTCAAAAAAAAAATAAAAAAGATAATAAGTAGTGTGAAAAAACAAGTTGGCAAAATTAAAAAAAGACTGTTTGGTAAACTATGTCAGTGTGGTGACAAATGACATTAGAGGAAAAATTAAAAAGAGATTATGAAAATTTATTAAAGGCGAAAAAAAAATCTAAATCCTCTAAACAAAAAATTCTAGAAGATGAGGCTAGAGCTAAGAGAGGATCTGTAATAAAAAAAGAAGAAGTATTACCAGATAGTTATCAACCTAAAAATGACGTAATTGTACCTGATAAAAAAGAAAAAGGATTTGGTGATAAAATAGCTATGTATGAAAGTATTACTGGTCAAAGTGCTTTACAACCTTTAAGAGATTTAATAGACGGACCTCAAGCTCCAGATATGACTGTACCTGATTTAGTATCAGAAGTTCGTGATAGAGTAGAATTACAAAAACAACAATTAGCTGCATCACCTAAAATGTATCCTATGTTTTATGAAAGAGCTAAGAAAGGTAAATTTATTAAAGTAAAAACCAAACTTGGTAGAACCAGAAAGACAAAATTATTATGATTGAAGAAGAAAACAAAGAAGAGGTCACTGAAGAAACTGAGGGTGGGTTAGTAGAAGACGAAGACGAAGAAGTTAAAGTAGATGTACAAGAACCAACTGATGTTGAGGAAGCACTAGAAGAAGTAGTAGAGGCTCAAAAAGAATTTTTTTCTAACCTAGCTGAAGATATGGATGAAAGAGTTCTTAGTCGTATCAGTGGCGATTTATTAGAGGATTACAAAAAAGATAAAGAGTCTAGAGGTGACTGGGAGAAGTCTTACACCTCTGGTTTAGACTTATTAGGATTTAAGTATGATAATGAAAGTAGACCGTTCCAAGGTGCGAGTTCCGTTACGCATCCACTACTAGCCGAGTCTGTTACACAATTTCAAGCACAAGCGTACAAAGAATTATTACCAAGTGACGGTCCTGTTCGCACACAAGTCGTGGGTGACGTAACACGAGACAAGGAACAACAGGCACAAAGAGTAAAAGAGTTTATGAATTATATGTTGATGGATCAAATGGAAGAATACACTCCAGAGTTCGATCAATTATTATTCTATTTACCATTAGCTGGTTCTGCGTTTAAAAAAGTATATTACGATGAAGTGATGCAAAGAGCTGTATCGAAGTTTGTACCTGCTGAAGATTTAATCGTTCCTTATTACGCAACAGATTTGAAAGACTGTGAACGAATCACGCACCTCGTAAAAATGAACGAAAATGATATTTTAAAAAAACAAAGAAATGGTTTTTATAGAGACGTAGAAATTTTACCTTCAAGAACTGATGATAGTGAAGTGCAAGATAAATATGATTCTATTGAAGGAGTTACACCAAACGGAGATAGAGATTATCAGTTCAATGTATTAGAGATGCACGTTGATTTAGACTTAGAAGAATATGAAATTGAAAACGCAGATAAGAATGTGAAGATACCTTACATTGTAACGATTGATGAAGGATCACAAGAGGTGTTATCTATTTATCGTAACTACAATATGAACGATCCGTTGTTTCAAAGAAAAGAATTTTTTGTACATTACAAGTTTTTACCTGGTTTAGGGTTCTATGGCTTTGGTTTAATCCATATGATTGGTGGATTATCTAAAACAGCAACTGCTGCTTTAAGACAATTACTAGATGCTGGTACATTAAGTAACTTACCTGCTGGTTTTAAATCACGAGGTATGCGAATCAGAGATGATGATCAACCTTTTCAACCTGGTGAGTTTAGAGATGTTGATGCACCTGGTGGAAATATCAAGGATCAGTTTCAAATTTTACCATTTAAAGAGCCAAGTAGCACATTATTTTCACTTTTAGGTTTTGTTGTACAAGCTGGACAGCGTTTTGCGTCAATAACAGACAACGCAATCGGTAATGATGCACAAAATAGAGCAGTTGGAACGACTATTGCCCTCTTGGAACGTGGTTCTAGGGTAATGAGTGCCATACATAAGCGTTGTTACTATGCGATGAGGCAAGAATTTAGGTTATTATCCGATGTTTTTGGTACATATTTACCACCAATATACCCATATGCTGTTTATGGTGGCAATAGACTGATAAAATTAGCAGATTTTTCACCAGAAGTCGATGTAATTCCTGTTGCAGACCCAAATATTTTTTCAATGGCTCAAAGAGTGACGTTAGCACAGACACAATTACAAATTGCACAGTCAAATCCACAATTACACAATGTTCGTGAGGCGTATAGAAGGGTATATGAAGCGTTAGGCACGAAACAAATCGATACATTACTGAAACCAGAGAGAATACCCACGCCACTTGATCCTGCGATTGAAAATGCAGAGGCATTGCGAATGGAAATACCTAAAGCGTATCCAGAACAAAATCATGATGCACATATTATAGCTCATAGTTCTTTTATTAAGAGTAGAATGGTGCAGATTAATCCAATGGTGTATGCATTATTACAAGCTCATATATCAGAACACTTATCGTTTAAAGCTAGAGCTTTAATAATACAAGAACTACAAGGAAAACCAGAAACTTTAAAATTACAACAAGATAATCCACAAGCATTTTTAGTAATAACAGAGTCTTTGGTAGCAGATAAAATCGCACAATTAACATCTGAGTTACAACTACTAGAAAGTGCTGAAGAAAAGAAAGACCCACTGGTACAATTAAAACAACAAGAGATAGATTTACGAGCACTAGATATGCAACGTAAAATACAAGAACACGTTGATAAAGAAGAAAGAGTAATGGGTGAGTTTAATGAGAAAATGGATTTAGAGAGAATGAAACGAGAAGATGCAGAAGAAGCATCAGAGGAAAGAATACGAATAGCAGAAGAAAAATTAAAAGTAGCAAGGGAGAAAAACAATGAACAAAAGAAGTAAAGCGTTACCACCAGAAAAAGGACCTACTCCTCGAGGGTTGAAAAACGGTGATGAAATAAAAGTCGGTAAAGGACTAAAATTTCGTTCTAGTGGAGAAATATCTTATGAAAAAAGAGTGCAACCAGAAACAGATGTAAAAATTACTTACGACACTAAAAAGAAAAAAGTTAAGAATGTAAAATTAAGAACTAATATCCTTGGTGGTGATTTAATAGTTGGAAAAGACAAATATAATACAACAACAAACTACTCTAAGGATTTGTTAGGAGGCAAACTTAATGTTGGTGCGTACAAAAATCCAAAAGATACAGGAGTAAATGTTAAATTTGCAGTGCCTTTTAAAGTAGGAGCCTTATCAGATTTAGGTTGTCCTTATCGAGAAAATGGTGTACAAGGTAGTGATATTAAAGGTGTAAAACCTATACAAGTAAAGGGCAAGAAATTTATTGGTGTTAAGTGATAGCTGGTGATTCAACAGAATACGAATTTATAACAGAAGAAATAGCAAAGTTAAACTTACCTCCTGTAGTATTAACCTGTGAAATAGGTTTGCGTAGAGGACTAGGTTCAAAAACTATTATGGATGCTATTATCAACAAAGGTTCAGAATATTATAGGCACATAGCTGTTGATCCTTATGGCAATTTAAATTATCAACACTACGATGATAGACCTCCATACACAGCAGATTATACAGATAATATGAAAGTGGAAACACTGTATGATTTAGTAAAGTATAAAGAGTTTGCTTTCTTTGAATTTCCAGATACTTATTTTTTTGAAACGATGAAAAATGGTTATCCCATAAGTATTGATGGACAAGTGTATATGAAAGATACATATTCAGTAGTTCATTTAGATGGACCTCATACTACTAATGCAGTTAATCACGAGATTAATTTTTTTATGAGATATATGGAAGATGAAAGTTTAATAATTTTAGATGATCACAAAACATATAATACAAAGACAATTGATTGGTCTTTAAGTAAATTAGGTTTTTATAAAATACGAGAGGGTGAACGCAAACTTATTTACAAGAGAAATAATGAGAACCATTGATAAAGCATGGAGACTAGCGATATCTCATAAAAAATGTAGCTTTTGTGAAAACCCTGCCGTAGATTATGAAAAGTTTAAATTTTATTGTCAACTATGTTGGGATAGAAAGGAAAAGGATAAAAAAAATGGCATTAACAGCACTAATAGGTCCAGCAACTAAACTGCTTGGAAAATTTATTGAAGACAAAGATAAAAAAAATGAGATCGCTTACAAGCTATCTACTTTAGCAGAAAAGCATGCTCAAGAATTAGCAAAAGGACAAATAGAAGTAAACAAGGAACAAGCTAAACATCCTAGTTTGTTTGTAAGCGGAGCCCGCCCCGCTATAATGTGGGTCTGTTGCTTGGGGTTACTATGGCAGTTTTTCATAGGACCGATTTTAAATTGGTTTGCTAGTATGTTCAATCCTGATTTGATGCCACCAAGTTTGGAAATGGAGGGGCTCGTAACATTAGTTATGTCGTTACTCGGACTCGGAGCAATGAGATCCTTCGAGAAGTCAAAAGGTATTGCTAGAGAAAACATGAAAAAATGATAAAACGTATTCATATTAATCAACATGTCATACGATCTAATAAAAAAAATAATAAAGATGATCCTGTTATTACTGTTAAAACTTCTAAAGAAAATTATTATGCCGAAGAAGTGGTAATAAAAGGAGATAGTAAAGTTGTATATAGTCCAGATAAACCATTGTCCTGTGGTGCCAAAGTCTGGATTGAAACAAAAGCTATGTTAGTATTGAAAGAAAAAGACTTTCAATTAAAGATTATATAGTGATTTAAGAATATATGCTTGATATAGAAACCATTCAACAATTTAGACGTATTATCAGAAAAAAGTTGGAAGATGTAAAAGAAGATATATGTTACAGTATAGACACAATAGAAAAGTTGCAGTATGCTAAAGGAAAACTCAGTGCTTATGAAGCATTGCTACGGGATCTTAATGACCTGCTAAAAAAGGAGAACGATTTAGATGACTTTAATAAAACCTAAACGCTATTTACAAAGTGAAGAAAAAATACTCGTACCAAAAGGTGCAAAACAAACCGAAGAATATCTTAAAATAATACCCAACCCAGTTGGATACAGATTACTAGTAAGACCATACTCTGGAAATAACAAAACAGAAGGTGGTGTATATTTATCTGATAAAACACAAGAGAACATACAAATGACAACTGTTGTTGGACTTGTTGTTAAAATGGGTGATCTTTGTTATAAAGACAAAGAAAAATTTCCAGATGGGCCTTGGTGTAAAGAAGGACAATTTGTTATTTATGGTAGATACGCTGGAGCTAGATTTAAAACTAAATTTGGTGAGCATAGAATTTTAAATGATGATGAGATCATCGGAACAATAAAAAAACCAGAAGACATTCTGGCATTATTTTAAGGAGATAACATGGCTAATACAAACGAACAAATAGAATTAGATATTGATGATGTCAAAGAAGAAACATTAGAAGTATCAGATGCAACAAAAGAAGAAGAGAAACCTGTTCTTGAAGAAGTTGATTTAGGATATTCAGATCCTGTAAAAAAAGACACAAAAGCAGAAATAGAAAAAACAGAACCTGAAGTCAAAGAAGAAGGTGACGATTTACAGTCAATGTCCAACAAAGTTCAAAAAAGAATAGATGGACTTACAAGAAAAATGCGAGAAGCAGAAAGAAGAGAAAAAGCTGCTTTAGATTATGCAAAAGGTTTACAAAAGAAATATCAAGACGCTGAACAAAAATTTACAACATCTGATGATAATTACTTAAAAGAGTATGAAGCAAGAGTAGATAGTCAAAGAGAACAAGTCAAAAATGTTTTAAAGAAAGCTATTGAAGATCAAGATTCAGATAAAATTATGGAAGCTAATGATAAGTTAACACAATTAGCAGTAGAAAAAGAAAAAGCAAGATTACAAACAGCACAAAAGGAACAACAAAAGAAACAAAAGGAACAGGAAGTAAAACAACCTGTTGAACAGCCACAACCAAAAAGGCCAGAGCCTAGTGAAAGAGCAAAAAGCTGGGCAGATAAAAATAAATGGTTTGGTAAAGACAAAGTCATGACTAATGCTGCATATGGAATTCATGAAGATTTAGTGAGTCAGGGGTTTGACTCAGAGTCCGATGAGTATTACAATGAGATAGACAGAAAACTCACTGAGTATTTTCCTCAGAAGTTTTCAGCAGAAAAAAAACCCGTCCAGACGGTTGCCTCAGCGGGGCGTAAACAAGAAGGACGCAGAAAAGTGACTCTCACCCGATCACAAGTAGCGATAGCTAAAAAACTAGGGGTGCCATTAGAAGAATACGCTAAATTCGTGAAGGAGTAAAAATATGAATAATAAAGCAAGAACCTCACGCAGTTCAAGTGAAACAAAAGAAGTACGAAACAAACCTTGGACTCCACCATCAAGTCTGGATGCACCCCCTGCACCACAGGGCTTTAAGCATCGTTGGATAAGAACCGAAAGTCTTGGTTATATGGATACAGGTAATGTATCTAAAAAGTTAAGAGAAGGCTGGGAGTTCGTTAGAGCTGAAGAAGTTAAAAATCAGCTAGGAGATCATGATTATCCAGTGATACAACAAGGTCAATATCAGGGGTTAATTGGGGTTGGTGGCCTTGTGTTGGCAAGGATACCTGAAGAAATAATCGAACAACGCAAGAAGTATTTTCAAAGCATTACTTCTGATCAAGTTAAAGCCGTTGATAACGATATTCTAAGGGAACAACGTCCTGAGATGCCTGTCAATATTGACAGACAGTCAAGGGTAAGTTTTGGAGGCTCTCGTAAAGGGAGTTAATTATTAATTTAAAATAAGGAAAAAATTATGGCTAACAGTAACGTAGCTTTTGGTTTGAGACCTCTTAATAAATTGGGATCAAACTATAATAGTACTGGTACTACAGAATACAGAATAGCCTCTGACAACTCCAATAGAATTTACCAAGGGTCGCCTGTTAAACCTTTAACAGCAGGAGTCATTGACATCGTGGGGGACACTACTGGTGGATCTGATGGCGTAGCTATTCTTGGAGTTTTTTATGGTTGTGAGTATGTATCTAGTACCACTGGAGAAAAGATTTTCTCTAATAATTGGCCTGGATCTGGGGCTGATTCAAATCACCCAGTAAAGGCTTTTGTTTATGATGATCCTAATCAATTGTTTGTAGTTGCATCTGATTTAGATGCTAGCACAAATACTGAGGCTCTTCACAGAGCTAATATTTTTGCTAACGCTGAAATGGTAAATGCAAACGCAGGTAATAATACAACTGGTATATCTACTGGTGTTCTTGACACAAGTACAGCAGCAACTGATGCTACACACACTTTAAGAATCGTGGGTATTCAAGAAGATGCTGAAAACTCTGATTTTACTGTAGCAGGTATACCTTATATTGTTAGGATTAATGCTCACTTTAATGCGAATGCGTCAAGATATGATTCTCAGACTACATCGCTTACAACTGGTATATAGGAGATTAATTTATGGCAATATCAAGAACCCAACTAGTTAAAGAGTTAGAACCAGGCTTGAACGCACTTTTCGGTTTGGAATATAACAGGTACGAAAATGAACATGCAGAAATTTTTGAAACTGAAGCATCTGACAGAGCTTTTGAAGAAGAAGTAATGTTAAGTGGTTTTGGATCTGCTCCTGTGAAAGCAGAGGGTGGAGCTGTTCAATTTGACGATGCAAATGAATCTTTTACTGCAAGGTATACACATGAGACTATTGCTATGGCTTTTGCTATTACAGAAGAAGCTATTGAAGATAATTTGTATGACAGATTAGCAGCAAGATATACCAGAGCATTAGCTAGAAGTATGTCTAACACTAAGCAAG